CATATTCTTAATTGTTTCAACTGACATTTTGGCATTATCAACTAATGTTTCTATAGCTTCTTTAATCTTCTTAATAGAAGTTCCCTTGTTCTCCCAAGTCTTAGAATAAATCCTGCTTAAAGGAAGATATTCCTGCATACCCTCTATACAGTTATCGTATACCTTTTGAATTTCTTCCTTCTTCTGTTCGATACGCTTATCCTCATATTCCTTAGTCTGTTGAGATATAAGTTCTATTGGCTCAGCTATGATCTGCTGAAGTTCTTTTATTTTGTCCTCAAAAGCGTCATATGGCTGCATGTATTTTTTCTTAACTTCTTTTCTTTTATCATCAAGACACTTACTAAGCTTTCTTAATGTTGCAACTGTGCTCTTTGCCTCAATAAGAGTATCTTCTGTAAATACCATTGTTTTATACAGATTCATAGATGCCTGTACATTTTCCTTAATATCATCAAAGTTACTAATGTTTAAAATTCCATTTGTCTGCTCTACAGACACAACCATCTCATTCATTTTTATCTCCTATGCCAATTTTTCTAATGATTTTTTATTTTGTTCATAAATCAGATTAAATTCATACTGTCCATTCTTTGTCACTCTGAATTGTCTTAAATAACGTTGCCTTTCATCCTGGCAATCACATTTCTCTCCAGGATCCAGATTAGCCCCACATATAGGGCACTCATAATTCCACATTGCTTTTTACTCCCAAATGTTCTACAATATAATAGATTTTTTATCATAGTTGAGTTGCAGTGGTTGCGACACTGCAGCTCTTTTTATATGTTCCTGATACGATAATCACCAATTGGAACTCCTGCTCTGCACTCCAGCTTGTGAAGTCTTAGCATCCATTTAGATGCTTCTTCAATTCTTCCATCTTCTATAGCCGCATTGATTCTCTTGTTGAATGCAATTATTTCCCCGGTTGTTCTCACCTTGTTACTCCTTTCTGACATAACCTAACGAAGTCAAAGCCTGTTCATTAAGTCGCTGCCCGTACTCTTTCTTCTCTTTGTCCGACAGTGAATCGTAATCAATAATCTTGTCACCATCTATAATCTTTATTACTATGTTCACACTCTCACCTCTGACTTGTGGTTACTGTCTTATATGCTTACACTGAATGTCCTGATTACATCTTTTAATCACAATATGTCCTGTTGCAGTGTGGACACCCAGTAATCAGTGTTGAACCTGCCTTTTCTACAGAGATACCGGTTTTATAGCTGCCACGATCTATCTGTGTATAGATATCATTGTTGCAGCAGTAGCACCTTCCGTTTAATGGTGCGAAATGTGGATATCCCTTTTCTTCGCAGTACTTTTCCTGTGCTTTCTTTGCCTCATCTGAATTAAAATGCTCCATAATCTCACCTCTTCTTATCATCTCTGCATAAAACTAATATTGTGACACAGATAATCGTTGTTATCGCTAATGCTGTTGTGTTCATATCTCTTCTCCTATGTTCTAATTCTTTCTGTGCTATCTCATCTATCTCGATGTAATTATAGCGTTCAATAAATAACTCCTTACTTTATCTAATAAGTCCTGCGCCTCTCGGATTGTTAAACCTTCCAATGCCTTAATAATCTGAGTGGTTCTACTTTCAGATAAATCATTATGTTCATCTTCTTCAGCATCCGTTCCTTTTAAAGCCTCGTCTGCTATGTTATCTGCAAGTCTGTCTATTAATTCATCTACGCTCTCTTTCATACTCTCACCTCTTTCCGTGCTGGAACTTCTTGTCTTATCCAAAAAGTATTACAATCACTAGCGCAGCTATTGAAAAATATAATGGGAAATTAGGATGTCGTTCTCTGAATGGTACTTTCACAATCACATATTCAAATCCCAATCTCTTCATTTTCCTTACTACTGATATCATCTGCACTAATGTTCTTACTCTCTCTTCTATGAATGGTTCATAGCAACGGATAATGTACTTATATGTTTTCTTCTCAATTGCTCTCACCTCCTTGTTATGTTACTTGCTTAATTCTGTTACATCTCCTATACTCTAATTACAGGCTATTGCCGTAGTCGAGTAATCAAGAAAGAAGATTTAATATGGATTCCATTTTTACTGTATCGGGCAAAAAATGTCCTATATGTGGAAATTTTTCTGTTTATGATGCACCTATTTCAGATAATGCTGATGTTCTTTTTATAGGAAGTATGAACACTAAAACTAACGAAATATTTCCAGATAGGGGTATAATTTGCAATGCTACTCTTCGTCAAAACTGTGGAAACATACAACTACAAGCAATAAGAAAATAATTATTGTGATTTTTTCCAATGGCTGGATTGCTTTACAAGGAGCTATCCAGCCTCTTGTTATAAGATTTTCTTTTTGAAACATATTTCACTCGTTAACCTCCTTGTTATATTACTTGCTTTGAATGTTTACTTGAATTAATTTCAAGTTTAAATTCAAAAAAAAATTAAAATTTTATCTGATTAAGAGTTACACCGAAATGCTCAGCAAGAGCTCTAACTTTACTTACTGCCACATTAGATATATCTTTTTCCCATGAGCAGTATGTTTGGGGAGAAATACCGATTTTGTTGGCAACTTGCTCCTGTGTTTCGTTTTTTCTTGCTCTTAATTCTTTAACGGAGAACTGCATTTCATTTGTATTCAACTTTTCATCACCTCATTTCAACTTGAATTATTTTCAAGCATATGTTACTTGATTTATATTCAAGTGTCAATACCTTTTTTTGAATTTATTTCAAGTTTTTTTATCTTTTTATCAATTCTACTTGAATTTTCTTCAATTATATTATATTATTCAAATATAAATTAAGAAGGGCGGTGACATTAATATGTGCCTTGGTGAAAACATACGTTTTTTAAGAACTAAAAAAGGATATTCTCAAGATGACATAGCCAATATGCTTGGTTATAAATCATTTACTACAATACAAAAATGGGAGTCTGGTGTTTCTGAACCACCACTTAAAGCCTTAAAGAAATTATCTGAAATATTTAATATAGATATGAATGATTTAGCTACAAAAAAACTCTCTTATAATACTAATGAAGATAATAATGTATATTATCTTGATGATGATGCAAGAGATATGGCTCAGTTCTTATATGAGAACCCTGACTATAAAGTATTATTTGATGCATCACGCAAGGTAAAGAAAGAAGATATTCAGTTTGTAAAGGAGATGATTGACCGAATGTCTAACAAAAATGATTAAAGATAAGAGGGTGAGAAATTGGATACTAATATTTTATATGTAGATATGCCTACTACAATTAAGGCATATACTGTTTGCTGTGATGATGATACCTATACCATAGTCTTAAATGCCAGACACTCAATGGAACAATTGATGTTGGCTTATCATCACGAGATGAAGCATATTGAAAATGGCGATTACGACAAGCCAGACAAAGATGTTCAGGTAGTTGAAATATTTGCACATAGAGAAGAGAGGGATATTTAATATGGATATATCTAAGGAACAATTCAAAAATATAAAAAAAGAAGGAGGGTTTTCAAGTTTTACATTTCTTACTACTGCAAAATATATAAATGGAACATCGTCTGCTGAAAAAACCTATTGTAGTATTGGACTATATAACGCAGGATTACTCCTCGACGTTACAGGTAATACAAAATCTTTATATAAAAGCGAGGAAATTACTAATGTATTTTTAGCAAATCCTTACATTGTAATAGAATTTATTTATGATAATTTCTGGGTTTTGTCTGCATCAGATAAAAAACTCAAAAAAATATATGATGGACTATTATATACCGGTGTTAATTCTGATATAAAAGATGTACATCAATTCTTAGAAAAAAATATAATTACAGATTCCAATGGTAATGATTTATCTAATAAAATAAAAATCTGTAATAATTGCGGTGATAAGTTACTAGTAAAAGCTGAAAAATGCCCTTATTGTGGAAAAAAGGATACCGGATTTTATATTGTAGATAAAAATGATACTGAAAAAATAAATACAATTATAGGAAATGTGCCACATCCCAAAAATGGCACTCCTATTTGGAATACAAAGAATCCATCAATTACCAAAAAAGGACAGATTAAAGAAAAAGTAAAAGAAAACAAAGCTAATGGAATAGCTTGTTGTCCTAAATGTGGAAGTACCAGCATAAACTATTCCACTAAAAAATTAAGTTTGGGAAGAGCTCTTCTTGGAGGTGCTGCATTTGGAAGTACTGGAGCAATTATAGGCGGACTTTCAAGCAAACAAGGTGTAGTTAAATGCTTAAATTGTGGATACAGTTGGAAATTATTATAATAGGAGGCTAACAATTATGAACACTAAAAGCAAATGGTACTTAAGCACTTGGTTTATTGCACTTTTATGTGCATGCTGGTTTCTTATTATTCCGCCTATAATCGGCATTATTCTTCTTATCATAAAAGCTGTAAATGATAAGAAACAAAAAGAACTATTTACACAAACATTCAATCAGAACAATCAACTATCGCAGGAATATTCTGAAATGAAACAAACATGTGATGAGCTAGGTGTTACTGAATATATAGAAACAAAGAAAAAGATTGAACAAATAGAACAGGAATCAGCCACAAAGATTGCTTCTGCTGAAAGCGAAGCAAAAGCTAACCTTGATTCTCTCAATGAAGAAATACAGAGTAATAATGTATTAATTGATAAATTGAGAACTGAAATTAATGAATTGCAACAACAGGATGATAAACTAAAAAAATCTCTTGCAACCCAACAGCGTAAAATATCACGTTCCAAAGAATTGTATAAAAGTTTTGCTTATGCATTTGATAACTTCATAAATTTAGAAATCCCTTATAATAGTTGCATATTAAGCACAAGTGATTTAAAAGATGCCGAAGAAATTGCTCCTTCAGTAATTCTTAAATTACATTGTATGGACATAAAGAGTCTGCGAAAAGCTTATAAAGATAATGAAAAGCTTATAGACAATCTTTTAAAGCAATATTCTGCCAGATATACAACCAAAGCTAATAAAGCTATCTACAACCTAATGGTAATAGCATTAAGAGCTGAATTACAGAATGTATTATATGCACTAAAATATGAAAAGCTAGATACTGCAATCGAACATGTAAAAGATATTTCTGCAAAATACCTTAAGATTGCTGGCGAAGGCAATCAAACTATTGCTGGTACTCTTACAAAGTTCATAGGCGAATTAGAATATCTCTTTATTAATGCTGTTAAAATTGAATATAATTACTATGTTAAACGTGAGCAAGCTAAGCAAGAACAGATGGCTCTTAAAGAACAAATGCGACAGGAAGCTGAAGAACGTAAAGCTCTTGAACGTGAAAAGAAACATATTCAACAGGAAGAAGAAAAGTTCAATACTGAAATTAGTAAGTTGCAAGATACTATGTTAAATACTACTGATGAATCAGAAATTGATAAACTCAAGGCAAGAATCCTTGAACTTCAATCTCAATTAGGTGAAGTAATTATTAAAAAGGATGAAATAACTAACTTACAAAATGGTAAAGCCGGTACTGTTTATATAATAAGTAACTTAGGAGCTTTTGGTGAAGATGTATTTAAAGTAGGTATGACACGTAGGCTTGAACCTCAAGACAGAATTAATGAGCTCGGAAACGCCAGCGTTCCTTTTAAATTTGATGTACATAGCTTCATATTCTCTAAAGATGCTGTAGCTCTTGAAAATAAGATGCACGAAATACTTAATGATAGACGTGTAAATAAAGTTAATATGCGTAAGGAATTTTTCAAGATATCTATAGATGAGCTTGAAAAGATAGTTGATGAAATAGAACCAACGGCAGAATTTAACAAAACAATGGTAGCTGGCGAATATCGTCAATCTCTTTCTTCTGATTCTAACTATACTAACTCATACTCTCTTGATGATGATGATGATGACGAATAATTATCAGCTTTAAACCAACATTTTATGTGTTGGAGATGTGGGAATGACTATTGACACCAGAGTCTTTTTATACCATCTCGGTGATAATGCCGTTATGATTTAAAAATAAATAAAAGCCCCTGTGCTACCAACACAAGAGCTTTTACCACGATACTTACATAAGCACTGCTTATGATATAATACCGCCTTAGACAAGCCATATTATATCATTTCTAACACCGCTTATGCAAGTAGGTGTTATTTTTATACCATTTTTTGAGTTGCACCGGTGCAACTTGCATATATTTTACAGAAAGGATGATTAATATGGCTAAGGATATACTTAATATGAAATCTGCATGTGCTTATATCCGTGTATCTACTGACAAACAGGAAGAACTTTCTCCGGATGCACAAAAACGTCTTCTGATAGACTTTGCTAAAAAGAATAATATGTCACTTCTGGCAAGTAATATCTATCTTGATAATGGTATTTCCGGCAAGAAAGCTGATAAAAGACCAGAATTTATGAAAATGATAGGAATGGCAAAAAGCAAAGAACACCCTTTTGATGTCATTCTTGTATGGAAATTCAGCCGATTTGCGCGTAACCAGGAAGAGTCTATCGTATATAAGTCTTTACTGAAAAAGAACCACGTTGAGGTTGTGAGCATATCAGAGCCTTTGATTGATGGTCCTTTTGGAAGTCTTATTGAAAGAATAATTGAATGGATGGATGAATACTACTCTATCCGTCTCTCCGGAGAAGTTCTACGTGGCATGACAGAAAAAGCATTAAGAGGTGGCTACCAGTCTTCCCTTCCGCTGGGTTATAAGATGAATAAAGACACTGGCATTCCATACATATATGATGATGAGGCTGTTATCGTACGTAAGATTTATCATGATTATATATCCGGCCATAGTTACTTAGAGATTGCCAGGGAGCTTAATTCTCTTGGGTACCGGACTAAACGTGGTTCGACATATGAAGGACGTACTGTGGAATACATATTATCCAATCCATTCTACTACGGTGCTGTAAGATGGAACAGACAGAAACATGATGACCATACTATTAAATCTGTTAGCGACTGGATCATAGCAGAAGGAAAACATGAATCTCTGATTGATAAAGAGACTTGGGATGAAGTCCAGCATCTTATAGCACTGAGGAGCCGTCCTTACAAAGCAAGAGCTGCAGGGCATATGAAACACTGGCTGGGTGGAATTGTCAAATGTTCAGATTGTGGTGCATCGCTAATGGCTGGACTTAATGCTACACGTTACCAGTGTGGCAATTACAGCAAAGGAAAATGTTCACATAGTCACTATATTAAAACTGTCGCACTTGAACAGGCTGTATATGAAGCATTTGAACGTGCTTTAAATGGAAGTGTGGAATTGCATTACGAACTTAAAAAAGGCTCAAATGAGCCTGATACAGATGACAGAAGTGTTATCTTAAGTCAGTTGTCTAAATTAGAGGATAAAGAAGCAAGAATTAAACAGGCATACCGGGATGGAATCGACACCTTAGAGGAGTACAAAGAGAATAAGCAGCTTCTTAAGGATGAACGTGCTGCACTTGAAAAGCAGTTAGAAGCATTTAATAATACTTCCAGTACAGACTCCAATGCAGCTATGCTTAAGAGCATATCAACTGTATATGACATTATAAAAGATACTTCTAAGGACACACTAACAAGAGCCAATGCTATAAGAAGTGTTGTTGACCATTGTGTGTATGATAAGGAAAATGATAAGCTGGAGATATACTTCTTTTTACAAAAATAAATAGCAAACATTTTACTTGCTATATTTTTCAAAGTTATCAAACCCGCATATATACTGGTTTTTCAACAGTATACCTTATTGAAGTATGGTGGACCGGACGGCGAGCTTGGTGCTTCTATGCGTTACATCTCGCAAAGATATTCTATGCCATACAGGGAAG